CAAAAAAAGAAATCAACTGAAAAACTATTCGTTTTTAAAAGCGAGGGAAGAAAAAAATAAATACGATATGTTAGCACAAAACTTCAATCGGAGAACGAATGTAGCAATGGAGCATAACGGTTGGGTGTATGAGAAGGTTTGCTTAGATAAACCTTCAAATTAGCACCGAACTTTATAGCAAACTTTCTTATACACCTTGTTATGTACAGGTGCGGATAAGTTCAGATAAAATTTAATTAGAAGTGGAGACAAAAACAAAAAGAATTTTGGGTGGAAATTTAATTTTTAAATATTTATATATAAAAGAAAAGATGAAAGATTTGAGAAAGTTTATAGCGACTACCATAAGAGAATATTTGAATGAAAATTCTAAATCATCTATATTATATAATGATGATACAATAACTAAAACATTTAATGATAAATATGAATTAGAGAATACTATTAAATATTTTCCGAAATATCCTAATCTTTTTCCAAAAATATTTAAAGTGGATGAAAATGAAATAGAGATGGAAAGATTAGAAACAAAAAAGGCGGAAAAGGAATTTAATATGGTAAATAGGTGGTTTAAAAGAAATCTTAAAATTTCATTTGGTTCATATCTAATGAGAGATTATACATTTGAATTAATACATCCTAATAAACCATATCCTATATTACCAGAAGATTTTCCAAAAGAATATATAGATATTGTAAATAAATATCAAAAATTAATCAATTCAATAATGAAAATAGTAGGAAACCATTTTTTACTCGATGTTCATTCATTAAATTTTGGTTATGATAAAGATGATAATTTAAAAATGTTTGATATTTAAAAATATTTAGTATCTTTGTAGTGCGTTGGAAAAATTCTTTTTGTTTTCTTCACTGAACTTAATTAGAAGCACCGATGTAGCACTTGTACATAACTATCATATATCAACACCTAGTAAAAAACCACTATAAAACAATGTTTTAAAGATGAAAAAAACAAATTACTACGAAATTTGTAATCAAAAATTGAAGTATTTAAATTATTCAGATAGAACAATTAAAACCTATCTTTTTTATATTAACCAGTTTTTAAATAATATTAAAATACCACCAACAAGATTAACATCAGGTGATTTTCAATCCTACTTGGATGATTATAATTTTAAATCAGTTTCACAACAAAACCAGGTTATTAACGCAATTAGGTTTTTATATAAATTCGGTCTAGATAAGAAATACGATAAAGTTTCATTTAAGAGACCAAGAAACGAAAAGAAATTACCAAAAGTTATTGATGGTGAGTTTATAAAAAACCAGCTTTTAAAAATTGAAAATATTAAACATAAATCATTATTAACTTTGACATATTCTGTAGGATTAAGAGTTTCAGAAGTTGTTAATTTAAAAATAGAAGATATTGACTCAAAGAGGATGTTGATACATATCAAAAACGCAAAAGGTAGAAAAGATAGGATTGTCCCACTATCTGAAACTGTATTGGATTTATTAAGAAATTATTTTAAACAATATAAACCAAAAGAATATTTATTCAACGGACAAAACTCATTAAAATATAGCCCAAATAGTTGTAATAAGATTGTTAAAAAATATTTAGGAGAAAAATATCATATACATCAATTAAGACATTCTTGTTTTACAAATTTGTTAGAATCTGGAGTTGATCTGAGAATTATCCAAAAAATTGCCGGTCACAATAATGTTAAAACCACCGAGATATACACTCACGTTTCAAATCAATTGTTATCAAAAATTAAATTACCTATATAATTTTTTGTTTAATTAAAAAATAATTCTTATATTTGTGGAATGAAAACAGAACTAACATATGAAGAAAGAATCGCATGGTTTGTTGAACATTACTACGAAAGTGGTATGGAATACCAGGGCCTTTTGGTTACAATGAAGGATGAGGATTTAGATAATTTTAAATGGTATAACGATACCATATCAATACCAAAATACAAAATAGAATCAAAATTTGGAACATATATAATGGAAACAAAAAGTAGCACACAAATAAGTACGGATAAACTTGGAGTGTTTGTTGAACGACTTAAAAAAATAGGAATTGATGTAAAACTATCAGGAAACTTTCCCTGGGTTTATCTTGATGAGATCAATGGTATTAGAGTAACCGAAAAGTTTGCAGCAAATCACGGATTTACTGTGATGTTTCTTCCAGAAAGAAATGACTCACCACCATCTGATTTTACAGACATCAAAGAAATCTTCAATCTTTTGAGAAAATACAAAAAAGAAGGTGCGATAGTTAAAATGATGAAAGACGACGAAAAAGACGGATTATATGAAAAATAAATTATTTTTGGATGATTTTGTTTAAATAGTGTTTTTACGGGTATTTATATATAAAATATAAGATATGCCGTATAAAAAAATAACTGGAATTTATAAAATAATTAACACTAAAAATAATAAAGTTTATGTCGGAAGTGCATTAAGTGTTTTTAGTAGATTAAATACTCATAAAAATTTATTAAATAAAAAAAAACATTTTAATTCACATTTACAAAAAAGTTGGGAAAAATACGGATTAGAAAATTTTATCTTTGAAATTATTGAAGAATGTGATGTTAATTTATTACAAGAAAGAGAAGAATATTATATAAAACATTACCAAGCTAATAATAATAAATTTGGTTATAATAAAAGAATTGATTGTAAAACAAATTTAGGTATAAAATATTCCGATGAACATAGGAAAAAATTAAGTTTAGCCCATATGGGCATTAAAAGAACGGAAGACGCACATAAAAAAATAGTTCAGTCACAGTATAAAAAAGTATATAAATATGATTTAGATGGGAACTTTTTAATGGGATATGATTCGGTACAAATTGCAGGAAAAGAGTGTGATGCACATCCGGCGAATATTAGTATGTGTGCGAGAGGTGTAATAAAAAAAACTAAAAATTTTATTTGGTCTTATAAAAAAGTTGATAAAATAAATATAATTAAAAAAAGAGTATTACAATTTAGTAAAAATGGTGAATTTATAAAAGAATGGGATAGTGCTATGTGTGCGGTTAAATTTTATAAGTGTGTGTGGCTATATAATTGTTTGAAACATAATGATAAACATTGCGCAGGATTTAAGTGGAAATATAAATAAAAATATAATATAATGAGTAAGTGTTTTTTAGATGACATCAGAATACCAAAGGACGCAATAGGTTTGGTTCCTGATAAACATAACCAGTTTTATTTTGCCAACGATTGGGATGTTGTAAGAAACTACGATGAATTTGTGCAATACATTGAAATTAATGGTGTTCCTAAATTTGTATCATTTGATCACGACATTGGCGATACCGCAATGGATGAATATTTTAGAAATGTCGCAACCAAAGGAACTTTGGATTATGATAACATAAAAGAAAAGACAGGACTTGACTGCGCAAAATTTCTTGTGGAATATTGTGCAGATAAAAACCAACCATTACCAGAATATTTGGTTCATAGTGCAAACCCAGTTGGAAAAAGAAATATTGAAGGATTTTTAGAAAACGCAAAAAAACATTTAAATATATAATATGGATATTACAAAACTAACAATGGACGAACTTATTTCTTTGAGAAATAAAATTGAGGGACTTATTCATTCATATGAAGACGGGTATATCTACATCTGTTCTGTTCGTCAGTTTGGTAGCGTTTGGGAAGAAAAACCAAGTAGTTTATATGGTTTAAAAGAACTTTGTGATTCATATTACGGTGACAATGGTATTGTTGATGTTTATACCAACAATCCAAATTTGGAATTTCCTGAAATGGAGTTTCAAAATTATGGTGACGTTATGTTTATTAAATCAGAAAATGATTACCGTGACTGGGTTAAATACGACAAAGAAAAAAACTTTATTGATGATGTAACACAACGACTTGATGAGTGGGATGAAAGTAAAAATTCACCATTTAAATATCGTCCTTCTTTTGCGCCAATATGGACAAGAGAAGATCTTAATGAATGGGTTACAGAATTTGAAAGTAAGAAGTGGGATTTTGTTGAACCAAGATCTATGAAGATAAATTATCTTGAAGAAGATAGTGACGAATAGAAAAAATTTTATTATATTTGTGGTATGAAATATTTAGCAATCGGTTTGATTTATTTAGGGTTCTTTGGATTGATAGGGACTGCAATTTACTTTACCCAAAACGCGAACTGTTTATGGGCATTAATATTAACACCAAGTTTAAAATCAAAATAAAATGGAAAATCAAAATAGTGTAGCGTATGTTGGTAAGATAGGTTCAGTATCTGAAATACCAGGTGCTGATAACATAGAAATGGTAACCGTCGGTGGATGGAACGCCATAACTAAAAAAGGAGAATACCAAGAAGGTGATAAGGTTGTTGTTGCAACAACTGATGCGGTTATACCACAGGATTTATCTGACTTGATGGAAGTAACTAACTACCTTCGTAAAGGTCAAAGAGTTCGTACTGTAAAACTTCGCGGAGTTTATTCTGAATGTTTATTAATACCATTCAAATACTTGGCACCAAAATCTTTGGAGAACAACGTTAATGAGGGTGATGATATGATGGCAATACTTGGTATAACTAAGTATGAACCACCAGTTAAAACCGTTCAGTTAAGTGTTGGCGGACGTAAAATAAAATACCACCAAAATCCTAACTTCAAAGTGTATTACAAGTTCCCTAACCAAAAAAACGTACCTGATATGTTCAATGAGGAAGATGAGGTTGTTATAACTCGTAAATTACACGGAACAAATACTCGTTACGGAATAGTTAGAAAGAAAAAACTTTCTTTGTGGGATCGTGTTAAAATGTTATTTGGAAATCAATGGGCGGCATTTGAATATGTTTACGGTTCACATAACGTTGAGAAGGGTTCTGACTCACAAGGTTTCTACGATACTGATGTATGGAAAACTGTGGCAAACACTTACGACATAAGAGGTAAATTGTGGGCTCACGTAAAAGATACTTACGAACCATTTGACTTGACTGAAGGTGTTGTTATATACGGTGAGATATACGGAGCGGGAATACAAAAAAACTACGAGTATGGTTTAACTGATGTTAAATTTGCTGGGTTTGATGTTGAAGTGGATGGAGTATACCAACCATACATAAATGAAACAGTACACTTCGATTGCTTACAGTTACCACAAGTTGAGTTGTTATATCAAGGTAGTTGGAATAAAGAAGAACAAGACAAGTATGTTTTCAAAAACAATATAGAAGGAACAAAAGTACCTCACGAAGGTATAGTTGTAAAATCTGTAACAGGTGATCGTAGAAAAGTATCAAAGGTAATAAATCCTGATTACTTAATATACGGAGAAAAAAATAATGTTGGTGACTCTCATTGATAGAGTCACCTTTTTTTATTAAACTTATAAAAAATTAAAATTATGATACAACCAAGAGAAATTATTTATGGAGTATGTGACAAAACAGGAAATTGTGATTCGTACTTTGGATTCTTTAAATATTATGAAGACGCTCAAAAAGAAGTTAAAGTTCAATCCGATAGACTTAAAGAGGATTTGGGTTTGATGGATATTGTAGTAAAAGAAGATAGATCTGTTATTATGAAAACAGATAGAATTGAAGAGTTAGTAATTATTATCCATAATTTTGTTTTAAGATGACGGAAAAAAATAAACCTTTAGGATTAAAAATAACAGAGTTTTTAACTTTAAATTTTGTTTGGTACTCTATATTTTCTTTAATATATTTTGATTTTAATCCACTAAATTGGTGGTTAATAACAAGTATATGGGGTAGAATGATTTTATTAGTTTTAGAATATGGAGTTATAATGTCGTCTTTTAATAATAAAAAAAATGAAAAAAATTGATGTTTTAGTTAGGTTTGCAAATGAAGGTGTTTATTATAATACAATAAAAATAGATCCTTCTAAAATAAGTGACCCTATGGTTTTTATTAATGAGGTGTTCTTTACTATAGACGGTATACGAGTTGCGATAAAAAAAGAAGATTGGGAAAAAATAAAACAATGGAACAAAATTGGAAAAGAGAATTAAGAGAAATTTTAAAAAAAAATGATATGAGTGAAGAATATATTGAAGAAACGATTCAAGGAGATGATGATGACGAAAGAATGGATGATAGGATATATAATCCTATTATCAGTAAAGTAATTGAAGAAGAAAATGTTGATGGTGATATTCCTTCTTGTTGGAGTAATTTAAAAAATAACGAATACGCTCCCGCATATCCCACAGTACCAAAAGTTCCTGCTGGTGTTTATGAAATTGGATGGAACAGCAGTTTATCAACATATACCGTTAAGAAACAACCATTCAAGACAGATGAGTTATACCATTTGCCGTCATATGAAATTACAGACATTTTAAAAGACATTGATAATTTTTGGGATAGAGCCGACAACTATAAGAAGTATAATTATATCCACAAAAGAGGGATTTTAATGTATGGTGAACCAGGTTGTGGTAAGTCAGGTATTATTCAGTTAATATCACAACAAATAATTGAAAAAGATGGTATTGTAATCAATGTTAAAGATGAAGAAGATGTTGAAAGGTTTACATCATTTATTGCAACATTTAGAAAAGTTGAACCTAATAGACCACTTATTGTTTTATTAGAAGATATTGATTCACTTGCCGGTGAAGGAAGACATCAGACCGCCAGATTATTAAACATCCTTGATGGTGTAAAACAAATTGAGGGTGTTGTTTATATTGCGACAACAAACTATCCAGATAAATTACAGGAAAGAATTACAAATAGACCATCTCGATTTGATAGAAGGTATAAGGTGGAACTTCCAAATGGAGACATCAGAAGGGCATATATTGAACACAAATTAAGTGAAGAAGATTTAAAAAACATTGACATTAAAGAATGGATTGAAAGAACTGAAGGAATGTCTTTATCACATTTAAAAGAAGTTGTAATTTCAGTTATTGTTATGGGTAGAACTTTTGAAGAAACTATTGATAATCTTGAAGGGTTGAAAAAAACACCAATTATTAAGGGAACAGGTAGAGTTGGATTTGGAAAATAAAATTATGAAAACGTATAAAAAAGTTACTTGGGAATGTTTAAGTTGTAACAAACAACACGAATCACAATCTAATAAAAGATGGAATATGCAAGTTTGTGAATGTGGAAAATCTGGTTATGATTTAGAAGAGCATTACTCAAGAACAATGGGTGAAATAAAAATAATAAAAGAAGAAAATTGTTATGAATAAAAAATATGAAATATTTTTAACGTTACTTTATGTACTTAACGTAGGGATGACTATTGTATCAGGTAATTATGTTGCTGCTATGGGATGGGGATGTGCGTTACTTGCACAATTAAGAATTATGGGTATTATTAAAATTGATTAAATGAGACACCACGCAAACTTTTACACGAATAGATTGGTAACTGAATGGTTAAAGAATGGGAAGATTATAATTGGTTGTGATCTTGATGACACCATTATACCTTACAATGAGGAAATTAAAGACAACTGTAAAAAAATGGTTGACTTGATTTTAGAATGTCAAGAAGAAGGCATTACATTTTTAATTAATACCGCAAGAAGTGAACACCAATTAGAAAAAGGAAAACAACAAGTTGAAGAAATGGGTATTGTTGTTCACGGAGTAAATAAAATGCATCCTGAATGGGATAAACCATACGGAGTGAATGGTAAAATATATGCTAATATATTCCTTGATGATAGAGGTGGATTTTGGGATTCGTATTGGATATTGACAAATGCATTAACTATGGTTAAAATAGAAAGAAAAAAACAAAATGAATCCAAATTATAAAACTGATGCTGAATTTGAATATTTTTTAGCATCTATAGGTGGAGTAGAAAACGGTTACAGAATTAATGAAAAACCAATCTTAAGTAGAGGGTACTTTTCTGTCGGGAACGGTTGGTTAGGAATAATTCAAAGATTAATAGAAACGTTGATTAGTCTTGGTTGGAATAAACAAATAACACAAGTTAAAGAAAAATTTGGTGGACTTTGTTTTTACACAAATGAGTTACCTGAAGAATCAATTTATTTTATAATAGAAGCAGATAAAGAAAGTAGAACTGTTTGTGAAATATGTGGTGAACCAGGTGAGACTGTTAATAAAAAAGGTTGGTATTATACCTTATGTGAAAACCACTCAGTTTTGAATGATGTGGTTGAAGTTGATGGTGAAATGTATGATCCTTCACTTTTTTCTAAAATAAAAAACGGTGATTTATATTACGATGCTTTTTATCACAAAATTGAAAAATGTGACACCGATGGGTTTTTTAATCCATGGTGTGTAAAAGTTGTAAAGTATTAAAAATAATTAGTTGACACATCAAAAAATAATACATATACTTAAGATTATGAATATAAAACAAGCACTTAAATTAAAAAATAAATTGATTAAATCAATTTCGGATAATACTAAATTACTCCAAGAGTATAATGCTGTTGAGGTAGGTAATCCAAGACCATATTCACCTGTATTATTGATGGGTAATATAACAAAATCAACTTATGAGTTGATTGACTTAAAATCAAAAATTCATAGAGCAAACGCTCCGATGTTTGAAAAGATTTTTGAAATGTCTGAATTAAAATCAAACATAAAATCACTTCAAAAATTGGATTGTACTGAAGGTAAATCAAATAGAGATCGTTACAGAATGGAAAGTGAATTGGTATTAACGTCTGAGGTTTCTTTGGTTGAAAGAAATGAAGTAATTAAAGGAATGGAAGATAGAATTGAAGAACTCCAAGACGAAATGGATGTATTCAATTCAAACACAGAAATATAATTTGAGGATAAGATTAAAGTTAAACTGTATCTACTCTTAGAAACCAAATGGTTAGGTGAATGATTCTGATAATGTATAGTCCCAAACTCAATAATCAACTCTTGAAAATTCATTACCCTTAATATTTAAACTTCTTTATTTTTGCGGTTTTTAATCTTTGAATCAAATTATAAACCCCCCGTTCTTAATTGAATAGGGGGTTGTTTATTTAAAATAGTTTTAATATATTTGTATTATGAAAGTTATATTTTTAGATCACGATGGAGTAATTTGTCTTTCCAACAATTGGGGAGGACGAACAAAGAAATGGGCTAAGTACCGTAGTGAAAACCCTGACAGTAGTAAAGAAAAAAAAGATGCTCCAGTATCTTTTCGTTTTGATGATTTTGACACGAAGTCGGTTAAAGTACTTAATGAAATTCTTGAAGAAACAGGTGCTGAGATTGTGGTATCTTCGGATTGGAAACTATATGCAACATTAGAGGAACTTAGTGAATACTATGAATTACACGGAATAATTAAAAAACCAATTGCATTGACACCAAATTTAGGAAAATGTACTTGGTATAATAATATTATTTGGATGTGGTCACCACGATGGGAATTGGAAATGATTCGTGTTATTGAGATTAAACAATATCTCCACGATCATCCTGAAATCACTCATTGGGTTTCAGTTGATGATTTGAATATGGGAAAAAATGGTGAGGAATGGAAAGACGAATGGGCAATAGATAATTTTGTATTGACACCTAAATCAAATGAAGGAATTAAACAATCAGGAGTAAAAGAAAAGATTTTAAACTACTTAGGATGAAAAATAAAAAAATAAATAAAGAAGATTTGTGGTGCGAGTATAGCGATATGCCGTCACCAATGGCGTATATGGATTGTGCCGATTATGATAGTATGGGTAATCACGGAAGATTTTCAAAAAAAGAAATAAAAAAAAATAATAAATTAAAAACTTTTTTTAAAAGAATAATTGGGGTAATTAAAATATGGTAAATATAAATAATCTTTTAATAGGTATTGTTTTTGGGATTTTGGCACAGATACTAACATTTTTTCAACTACAAGGACAACTAAAATTTGATTGGATTAAAGACCACTATTGGTTAACAGTATTAACAGGTATACCAATATCTATGTTATTTATGTTTTCAGTAAAAAATATGATATCTGCATTTGGAGGTGAAATGTGGCCCTCAAGACTAATAGGTTTTAGTATAGGGGCAATGGTGTTTACGTGGTTAAGTTGGTCAGTATTTAGTGAACCGTTAACCACAAAAACATATGTTTGTTTATTTCTATCATTTATGATATTAATGATACAACTACTTTGGAAGTGAAAAGACAGATATTAAAATTAGAGTTATGGTTTTATTATAAATTCCCTAAGAAAAAAAGAAAAACCATATGGGAACTATAAAGTTTTTTAAATGAAAAATATAAGACAAATATTCAAAAACAATGAACATCTAATGGATTTAAGTCCTGTTGAAGAGTTAATTGATTATACTCAAGAACTTGAAGGACAAATATTGGAAAGAAAAGTTGAAGATAACTATGACAAAGAACATATGTTAAAATCTATGTTACAGGATATATTAACAAGTTGTCGTGATATGGAAGAAACAAACCAACTTTCGGAAAGATATCCAGGTATATATGAAAAAAGTGATGCCGAATCTTTAGTTAAAAATTTAAAGACATATATTTTGGATATGAACTATAAAAATAAATTAGGTATATGAAAAAAAGAGTTTATTTAATTGATATTGACGGAACGGTATGTGATGATATAAAAAATGAAGATAGTCACTTATATAAAGATGCGACACCTTACGAAGGATCTAAAGAACAAATCAACACCCTTTATGATGAAGGAAATAAAATAGTCTTTTTTACCGCAAGGGAATATAAAGATAAGAGTGTGACACTTGCTTGGTTATGGAAACACGGATTTAAATTCCACGATCTAATAACGGATAAACCAAGATGTTCAGAAGACGAAGAATATGTTTGGATTGATAATAAACCTGTAAGAGGTATCACATATAAAGGAGAGTGGTCACCAATTGTTGAAATTCAAAATCATTCAGACGAAATAAAAACAATGTTAAAATTTGAAAATTAAAAAAGGAGGATTAACCCCCCTCCTTTAAATCATTTTCAATCCTATATCTACTTTTTAATAACCATTTATTTTTTTTATTTTCTCTAATGGCGCTTGGAGAACATTTAAAATGTTTAGCGGCGTCTTTAGAATTTAAAAATAAAAACACCTGATTAGTTAAAGTGTCGGTTATTTTTAAATGAACCTTACTGTTAGATATCTTTTGTTTATTTAACCAATCATCATTTTTAAATTTACCACCATAGTTTGGATTATTTTTACCCGAACTACTTTTAGAAATTTTTTCTATTATTAAATCTCTTTTAGGGTTGTTTGAAATAGTATCACCACCTTTAGCCACTTTTACAATATTATACTCAGAATTTTTTGATAAATAAAAATTTTCCCTTTCTAATAATACGTTCAAATCACAAGTCTCAATAACTTCAAACTTAAAATTATTTTCACCATATTTATTCCATGCCCTTTGTAATATAACATTTTGGTGATTATCAGATTTTAATTTTTTTAAATGCTCATTCCATCTTCTATCTATATTTTTAGATGAACCAACATAATAATTACCATTACATGTGTTAATAATTTTATAAATCCCTATTATCATTATTTAATGTCTGATGACTTAATTAAAGTGTATGTAAATGAGTTACCGTGTAAATCTTTAGCCTTTCTACAGATTTTCATAAACTCTTCAAAATCGGCAGACTTTTTAAATACAGTACAACCTTCGCTCCAATTTTCTACATATGTTGAATTGGCACCTGCTTTATGGATATTAATTCCAAAAACACCCTCAGCGATTTTTGATTCATCATAAACCAAATCACGGT